CACACGTTAAAATATTTGTTTGTTTAATTGTTTCATTTAGTAAATCACGCAATTTACATAATACCTCATAGTAACTTAAACTTTCGTCATATACTATTGGCAATACTTTTTGACACCAAAAATTAAATGGTGTTAATGGTTTAAATTCTTTCATAGTTTACCTCCTACCATATTAGCATAAACAAGTCATTTAATTCATCAATTATCATCATGTCTATGCTTTTGAATTTTTCTATAAACTCGTCAATTCCCGAACTAACCGTAACACCTATTAAACCGCTTCGTTTACGTATATAATTTTCTGTGTTATTGACGTTTTGCGTTTCTCCACTTTTTCCGATTCCTGTGTCGGTAGTTTCACTTGTTCCGTCGCTTATATCTTCATCAAGTGAGGTTGCGTAGTCTAAACCGCTTAATTTTCCTTGTGGTGTGTCACTATATAAATGTGATGAAGTAGAATCGGTAGTTCCTGTTCCTTTACGTGCGCTTAAACTTTGAGCGTAACTTTGTGAATTACCTTTAGTTTTTCTTGCGAAGTTCTCGACCTCACTATTATTACTTAACGGGTCAAGTTTATAAATCTCACTTTGATACATTTTGTTATACTTTGGCATGATTATATTTAATCTTGCATTAAGTTTTTGTTTCCATAATTGAACTGTTTCTAAACCAATTTCACGCATGTAATAATGATTTAAAATGTTGTGTTCTAATGTTGGTATATAATCAGGGTCATAGATAGGAAATGAGAAATTGAACACGTCGGCACGTGATTGTTCTATAATCTCGTCAACGGTCAACCCTGTAATATCAATACCTTTGTTCTGTAGTGTACTTTCACATATGAAACGTACTTGTGTTGTATATTTACTCATTAGGTTGTTCACTTCCTCCCTCGTCCACTCCCTCGATTGTTTTACGTGAAACATTGTCTAAAGTGTCGTCGTTATTTTCTTGTTCTTCCTGATATACTCTTTCGTCTGTGTTCCTGAATGTAACACAAACTTTCTTACTATTTAATTCCTTTTCAAACATTTCATTGATTTGCTTGCACGCTTGACGACGTGCGTTTAACATGATATAACGTGACGCTTCAATTTGTCCGTTATTTGCGGTTACTTCATTTTCAACCAAACGTTCCTTTTTGTCAGTGTTTGCATTTGATATACCTAAAAATGTCATTGCTTCATTCCATATCATATTTTTGTGTATATCCATTTTATCAATATTATACGGCGATTGTGCGTTAATGACTTCAATAGAACTTATATCTAAACCTTTATCGCCGAATATGAACGGTTCGTTTCCGTCCCATTGCATCATAATATTTTTAAATGTCATTCGTTGACTTTCGGGGCATTTGAAAATCGTTGTAAATTTCTGCGACTTCATATTTACCATGATTGTTTGTTCCACCTCATACAGACGTTTTGCGAACAGTTCAATAGTTAATGTTGTCGGTTGCCTTAAATAGTTATTGAAAATCAATACACTATCGTCAATGGTTAAATTCTGTTGAAAACCGTTTGTTGCATAAGCGGTACGATACAAAGGTACACGATAAACATTTAAACGTCCGTCAATTCTACTGTTTAATGCCATGAGTGAACCGTTATCTTTATTCTTGAAAAACACTGCATATCCATATTCAAACAAGCATAATTCAAGAAAACGCTCGTCAACACTAGGTGGTAAGTTGTGCCACTCAAACATATTGATAGCATATTCTTTCAAACGTGTATAATAGTCAATGAATACGGCTTCATTAGAATAAGCCGACCACCATTTATTATGTCGTCCTTGAAAGCAATTAAAGTTATCATGTGTCATGCTTCTGTTTCTGCTCATATCTTTACACCTCCTTATATTTCATTATTGCTTAGGTTGTAATTTCCTACGTCCGTGTTGTGCCATAAAGTTATACCTTTATTGAACATCTGCTTGATACTGTTTAAATCGTCCTGTGGTATGTTTGCCACTATCGTACAATCGACAGTTTTTACATAATTCCAACTTTGACGTGTGTGTAAGTTTGGAACTTTTACACGGTTAACTTTATAACCGTACATTTTAAAGAAGTCGGTTAAGATTTTTTGGTATTCATCTGTAACGGTATATTTAATAATGCGTATTCCTGTATATTTATTTGCAAAGTCAAAGTTATAGTTATTTCCTTGATTGCGTAAGTTTGACGGGTGGTTATCAATGTCTTTCATTTTAGCATTTAACATTAGTATGTCGGTAATACCACCAACACCCGAAGAGACCGCACCGCCTATATTACCAATCATGGAATTACCCACTATACTTGCAATAGAACTTACTACATTGACAGCCGCACCTGTCATAAGTACATTTTGATTTCCTTGTAAATAAGCCGCAGTATAATCATCAATAATCGCCATACTTGAAACATTATTATTTATGATACCGTCGAGTAAGTTAGTTTTGTCTTTGTAGTTTACGACTTCATATGCCGTCTTGCATTGTGGAGCAATAGAACCACGTACAGAAAATTTAAGGTCTTGACCTGTTATGTGTTCATTCTTAATGTCAAACTCGTTGCCTCTCATGTCCGTTACTTTTGTATAAGAATATGGATACATAAGAAGTTTACTTTCTGCGTAGTTTGGAAATGACGAATATTTTTTACCGCAATCAATGACGCCCGGTGTAAACGCTCCGTCATTGATATAAAGAATAGAACCTGTTAAACCTAAATCATTACGTGCATTATATAAAGATACATTATCCATATTTGTGATATTTGCGTTTGCATTATCAACGGATACGTTAAGAGGTACAAAGTCTAATAATGTTAAGTTTACAACCTTACCAACAAAAGCCGTATCCTGATTAAGTTTGTCGTAGAACTCCGCCCAACTCATAAGACTAAAGTTTTTATATGTGTATTCTTTATAACCGCTTAAACTGATAGGGAATATATAATTAAAGAACCCTTGCGGTACGTTACCTATGTTTTCAGGAAATGGACGTTCCAATCCATCAGGCAACTTATGAAGATAATCTTTTGAGGTAACAAGAATAAAGATTGTATCACCATAGTTCTTATAACTGCTATCATCAATTATCTTATATTCACTACCATAATTCAAACCCTCATCAATAGTGTTTATTACAGGTGTGCCGTCTGCGTTGTAACGTGGGGTGTGTTCTCGTTCAATAAATGATTGTTTAAAATTCAACTCAAACAACCACGTTTGAAATGGGTCAATTTCATAATATACCCATGAAGTATTATGATTTTTGTATTCAATTTCAGTTACATAAGCGTAGAACCATTTGTTCGCAAAATTTGAGTTTTGAAACATCATATAATTTACATTATATAATAATTCTGCATTTGTTTCAACCGCAACATAATTACGTTCTTTACGTTGGTACGTAAATTGATTGTAAGTACGTGATACTTTGCCACTAAAGTATGTTTGTTGTGCGGTTACGGTATCAAACCATAACTGATTAGTTTCATTTAAAGAAAGTGGTACGTTTGAAAGTAAACGTACCACCGTTTCAGGTTGAAAATTCATTAAGCCGTAACCGTAATTGTGGCACTATCATTTTTAGAACTGTCAAAAATTGAAATAGCATTTACCGTTAATTCTGTTGCGGTTTCATCACTTCCAACAATCAATAAACCGTTTGAGGTAATAGTCGTGTTATCACTAAGCACACCCGTTACGTTGTAAGAAATAGCCTCACTTGCCATACCTGTTGCAACGACTGTTGTTGTAAACTGTACGTTTTGTCCTTTGCTTACTGTTGCGGTTTTTGGGGAAATCGTAACGCTTGTAATAGCGGGTGTTTCAGTTGTAAAAGCGATTGCGTTTGCAAACTGTGATGTGCTTAATACTTGCCAATGGTGGAAAAAGTAATTCCAATATAACCCCTGTGCGTTGTACTGTTCTGTAAAATTAAAGAACGTATCGTACACCATAAACCATTGACGGTCAACCATTAGTGCTTGAACATTTTCTAAACCTCCAAAGTCATCAACAATAACGACACGACCTAAGAAGTCCGCATATTCAAGATTAAACGCGCGGGCTAAACTTTCAACGTCCATTAGCGCCTCTGTTTCGGGTGTCATGAAAATAATAATATCTTCCATTGGTGTAAATGTATGAACACCCTGTGCGTTGTAATTAGGCGACATAAAAC